TTAGGGCAATCTTCTACCCCCCCTGTCTTTTGGGAAGCTCTCTCTCCGAGAGCAGCCTCAGTCATCCCTGAGAATCCGTTTGTAACCGAATCAACACCCAACGTGAACTGATGACTACCAAAGCCAAACCGCCCACCAGGGGGCTAAAGAAAAAACCCCTAGTTGGTGCGGTAAAACCACGCATATGCACACCTTTTCTGAAAGGCGCTTCAAAGGTAGGCGAGGTTGCTGAACTAGCTGAGAAGATCGGTATGCCGTTGCTTGATTGGCAGCTTCTCGTGTTAGAGGACATGTTGCGAGTTGATGCTAAGGGCGAATTCAGGCGCAAAACTATGGGTTTGCTTATTGCACGCCAAAATGGCAAGACTCACTTGGCTCGTATGCTCATATTGGCTCATCTGTTCCTTTGGGATAGCAAAATGGTCATCGGTATGTCATCCAACCGGAATATGGCACTAGATACCTTTAGGCAAGTTGCAAACGCAATTATGGATAATGATTTTCTTAAAGACCAGGTAAAGCAGATTAGATACGCCAACGGCCAAGAATCTATAACCACACTTAAAGGCAACCGCTATCAAATCGTAGCTGCAACACGAGACGGCTCACGTGGACTTACTGCCAACTTCCTATTCATAGATGAGTTACGCGAAATCAGTGAAGAAGGCTGGAAAGCAGCCCGGCCAACTACTCGCGCTACTGGTGGACAAACATTAGTTTGCTCAAATGCCGGTGATGCTTATTCAGTTGTATTAAATGACTTGCGAGAGCGTGCTTTGTCATATCCATCGCCTACACTTGGCTGGTATGAATATTCCGCGCCACCCCATTGCAAGGTTGATGATCGTAATGCTTGGGCTATGGCTAACCCTTCTCTCGGCAAACTCATTGACGAGGAGACGCTGGAAGAAGCAGTAGCAACAAACCCTATTAACAACACAAGAACCGAAATGCTTTGCCAGTGGGTTGATTCTATGACTTCACCCTTTACAACTCAGATGGTTAGCGATACTTCTGACTCAACACTTCAAATTACTCCTGGCGGCAACATCGTCTTTGCCATAGACGTATCTCCATCTAAGCGATCCGGTGCATTATTGGCTGGCAAGTTAAATCAAGCCACCGGAAAAATAGAATTGGGGCTTATGCAGCTGTGGACTAGCGATGTTGCCATTGACGATCTAAAGATGGCGGCAGATGTCCACGCATGGGCGCAAAAGTTCAAACCGCGTGTAATTATGTATGACAAATACGCCACAGCTTCTATCGCTCAAAGATTGCAGCAATCAGGGCAGAAATTAGAGGATTGCTCAGGCCAATCCTTTTACCAGGCTTGCGGTGAGATATTAGATGCGTTTGTGAATGTTCGCTTAGTTCATTCTGGCCAAAAGGAACTTACTGAGTCATGGTTTAGCGTTGGTGCTAAGACAAATGACGCAGGTTGGCGAATCGTCAGACGTAAGTCAGCAGGAGACGTAACTAGCGCAATCTGCTCAGCGATGATTGTCCACTACTTGACACGCCCACAAAGCACGCCACAAATATATGTTTGATATATGTCTCGATATATGAGACAATACTTGCCAAATAGGGTAGGATTGGTGTATGGGTTTATTCTCTCGCTTTAGCAGACCACAAGTAATCGAAGCGCAGTATGCACCACCGGTAATGGCCGATACCTACCAATACCAAATCCCTTACAACTTACTTTCAATAGATCGCATTAGCGCGATGTCTATCCCAGCTGTTAGCCGTTGCCGTAACTTAATCTGCAACACAATCGCAGCAATGGAACTCTCATTAGAGTTAAAGCGCACTGATGAGGATTTGCCTAAACTGCCGTGGATGGATCAACCATCTCTTAACCAACCTTATGCAGTTACAATGGCTTACACAGTAGATTCACTTCTATTTTTTGGCGTGGCTTATTGGGAAATTACAGAAGTTTATGCAGACAACGGTTATCCAGCAAGATTTAACTGGGTTGCTAACTCTCGCGTTATTCCTAAATACAACAAGACAAATACATTTATCGAAGGCTATCAAGTAGATGGCACAGTTCGCCCTATGTCTGGTCTTGGTTCACTTGTAACATTCCAAAGCATGACTGACGGCATTTTGCAAACAGGCGCACGCACTTTAACTGCTGCACTTGATTTAGATCGTGCATCCGCAGTAGCCGCAGCAACTCCAATGCCATCTGGCGTATTAAAGAACACAGGCGCAGACTTAGGCGAGAATGAAGTTCAAGGCTTACTAGCTGCATGGCGCAATGCTCGCAACAATCGTTCAACTGCTTATCTCACAAGCACACTAGAATTTCAACCTGCATCATTCTCACCTAAAGACATGATGCTAAATGAAGCAAAACAATACATGGCAACTGAAATTGCTCGTTTAATGAACGTGCCTGCGTATTACATCTCAGCAGACATGAACAACAGCATGACTTATGCAAACGTGCAAGATGAACGCCGCCAATTTGTATCTCTATCTTTGCAGCCTTACATCTCAGCAATTGAAGCGCGTCTGTCAATGAATGACATTACTCCTTCAACTCAATACATATCTTTTGATTTAGATTCCGGTTTCTTGCGTGCTAACCCAATGGAACGCTTGGCTGTAATTGAAAAAATGTTAGCACTTGGTTTAATCACAACTCAGGATGCTATGGCAATGGAAGAACTATCACCGAACGGAAGTGCGTCAGATGCAATTGACATTCAGTAGCGATATAGAGTGCGATCAAGGCCGCAGAATCATCTCCGGTAAAATCGTTCCTTACGATGGCGAAATTGGCCAGACATCAGTAGGCAAAGTTGTTTTTGAACGCGGTTCAATCCAACTTCCAGAACCAGGCAAATCAAAACTATTATTAGAACACGATGCCAAGAAGCCAATCGGCAAAGCCGTTAACTTCAATGAAACAGCAGACGGCGTTTACGCATCATTCAAAGTCTCCAACACTAGCCGCGGAACAGACTCACTAATCGAAGCATCAGACGGCCTTCGTTCAGGGCTGAGTGTTGGAGTCGAAGTTCTAGCATCACAACCACGTAACGGCGTGTTGTATGTCCAATCAGCCAGACTGTTTGAAACAAGTCTTGTTCAAGCAGCTGCGTTTGATTCAGCAGCAGTAACTAGCGTTGCAGCATCAGCGGCAGAAACCGAAGATGAAGCACTAACCGAAATCCCACAATCAGAAAGTGAGGCCATCTTGGAAACTCCAGATGCCGTAGCACCTGAGGCTGTAGTAGAAACCCCTGCGGTTGAAGCCTCACGCCCAACAGTAACAGCAGCATTTTATGCTGAACCACGCCTAGAGTTCACAAAGGAAAAATTCCTAGAGAACACTATTCGTGCGCAATTCGGAGATGACGATGCTCGTCAATATATCCGCGCAGCAGCAAACACAACTGACAACGCTGGTTTAATTCCTACACGTCAGTTAACAGAAGTTATCAACCCACTTGCAAACGCAGATCGCCCATTCATTGACGCAATCTCACGCGGAACACTTCCAGATGCAGGTATGACTTTTGAAATCCCTAAGATTTCACAGGTTCCAACAGTTGCAGTTACAGCTGAAGAAGCAGCACCATCAGACACAGACCTTAACGACTCATTCTTGTCAGTTACAGTTCAAAAGTTTGCTGGACAACAGACATTCTCAGTTGAACTACTAGATCGTTCAAGCCCAGCGTTCTACGCTGAATTGGTAAAGAACATGGAATTCGCATACGCAAAGGCAACAGATGCACGCGTAGCAACAGTAGTTGCAGCAGCAGCGACAGACGGCGGAAACCGCACAATGTCAGCAGCTAACCTTCTTGACTTCGTTGCAGATGCAGCAGTAGATGTTTACTCAAACACTCTAGGCTTTGCACAAAACATCATCGTGTCTCCAGCACAATGGGGCGCAATCATGGGTCTCGTTGATTCAACAAACCGCGCTATCTACACAGCAGTTGCACCAATGAACGCTGGCGGTAACGCAGCACCTACATCATTAAAGGGCAACATTAACGGCTTGAACCTATACGTTGATCGTAACCTTTCAGGAACAGGCGATGGAACAATCATCATTGTTAACCCAGAGTCATACACATGGTATGAGTCACCAACCTTCAAACTAGAAGCAGCAGTAATCGCTTCAGGTCAAATCAACGTGGCTTACTACGGCTACGGCGCAATCGCAACTAAGGTTGCAGCAGGCGCATACAAGTGGATGGTTGCATAACTAACACTTTGAAATAGTGTTGTAGGGGCTTTGTAGCCCTTAGCCCCTACAATTTTCATTAGAGAGGAAATCATGGCAGCAACATACGTTACCGAAGATGAACTGCGCATTGTTCTAGGTATCGGCACTCTCTATGCAGATTCTGTAGTTGAAGAAGTCTGCCAAGCTGCTGAAAACATCATTAAGAGCCATTTATGGTTTAACAACTATTACGCGGCTGCTAGAAGCCTTACAGATAATTTTGCAACACTTTACTTTCAACAACCTCATGGCATGTATGTTGGCCAGAGCGTAACTATCACTAATGCCGGTTCTCCATTCAACGGCACAAAGACAATTACTGAGATCAACGGCGCAGTGCAGGTATCTGCCCTTAATTATCAGAATTATTCTTTAACAGCTTATAACTATTCCATAACCTATGCAGCCACAGGCGCAAACCAGGTTAAGAACCCAATTCAACCATTCGCCACAGTAGCGGCAGGGACTAACGTAGATTTTGCAACAATCCCAGAAATCAGAGAAGCATCACTTCTAATCGCTGTTGACATCTGGCAATCAAGACAACTTTCAAATGCTGGTGGCGTTTCACCAGATGGCTTTACACCTTCACCTTACCGTATGGGCAACACACTACTTGCTAGAGTTCGTGGTTTGATTGCGAATTGGATGAACCCGAATGGACTAGTCGGATGACAGTTGCCGTCACAACTCTCCGCACTACCATAGCAACGGCTTTATCCAATCCAACGGTATGGCAGGTATTTTCCTTTCCACCTGCCTCACCGTTGGCCAACAGCGTGGTTGTAGAACCTGATGATCCTTATATTGTGCCAAGCAATAACCAACATATAACTGTTGCACCATTGGCTAACTTTCGCTTAAAACTTTATTTACCTTTACTTGACAACCAGGGTTCACTTGCAAGCATGGAAGATTTTATTGTTGACGTATTTACTAAACTAGCGGCATCTTCGCTAAACTATAACATTGGCTCTGTGTCTGGGGTATCTGTTGATACAACAGCTGGAGACCTACTCACAACGGAAATCCGTTTGAGCATACTCACGAGTTGGGCATAAAAATGACTAATCTAACACCTGAAGATTTGGCTTTTCTGAAAAAGATTGGTCAAATTGAATCCACCCCTAAAGCACCAGCCAAGAAAGACGAGGAATAAACAATGGCAATTTTCTTAAACAACAAAGTTGGCTTCAAGATTGCAACAGTTGATCTATCAGATCACGTTACAGCCTTCACACTAAACCGCCAATCAGACCAGCTAGAAGTTACTGCTATGGGAGACACAGCCCACAAGTTCGTTACCGGACTTTCAGCTGACACCATCACAGTATCATTCTTGAATGACACAGCAGCAGGCTCAGTTCTAGCGACTCTACAAGCTGCATACGGCACAACCGTAGCGTTCTCAGCAATTCAGGATAAGGTTGCATCAGTATCAGCAACTAACAAACTTTACACAGGCACAATTCTTGTTGATAACATTCCAGACATCAACGGAGCAGTCGCTGATGAAGCAACATTCGACATTACCTTTACTTGCAACAGCACAACTGCTCTAGCAACAACAGGCACATTCTAAACAACTAAAAGAAAAGGGCTAAAATGGCAAAGTTAAGAATAGTAAGGGTGGATGGTAGCGATACCACTCACACAATCACACCAGCGATTGAGTTCGCTTTTGAAGTATATGCAAAGAAAGGCTTACACAAAGCCTTCCGTGAGGATGAGAAGCAGACTGACGTATATTGGTTAGCCTGGGAGTGCATCCGTAGATCGGGAGAAACCGTTAAGCCTTTTGGCGCAGAGTTCTTGGAAACTCTTGTGCGTGTGGAAGTTCTTGATGATGACCCTTTGGACTAACTAGGGATTCCCTTCACTACCTCATTGCACGAATGAGCCTAGAGACGGGAATTCCTGCACAATCCTTTATAGATATGGATGTGCGAATGTTTAAAACGTATTTAATGGCTATGAAAGACAGGGCAAAGGAGATGAAGGATGGCAACGCAGCTAAAAGGCGCTAGCCAACTTCGCACTGCACTACGCAGGTTTGAACCTGATTTAGCCAAAGAATTACAGGATGAAGTCGCTAACGTGCTAAAGCCTATTGTTAAAAAGGCTCGTGGCTTTATTCCTTCAGACTTTACGCCATCACACTGGCGCGGTGATAGTAAGACCGGAAAGTGGCCTATCTACAACGCAACTCTTATGCGTAGAGGTATTGGCTACAAAACAACACCATCTAAGCCAAACAGACGCGGCTTCTCTTACGCAGCTTCTATTGCTAACAAAACTGCTTCCGGTGCTATCTTTGAAACCGCAGGGCGTAAGAACCCTAACGGTATGCAGAAAGCACCTAAGGGCATTCCTAGAACCAACAAGAACTTTAGCCATTCAAACAACCCACAAGCAGGTTCTCAGTTTATTAGAGCATTAGAAAACGCTAGCCCTATTGCACAAGGAAACATCCGTGAAGGATCAGGTAGACGTGGTCGTTATATGAAAGGCCGTTTGATTTATCGTGCATGGGCTGAAGATGGCGGCAAAACCAACGCAGCAGTAATTAAAGCCATCGAAGGCGCAGCAGCTAAGTTTAGAGCGAGAGTAGGTCAATAATGGCAACAACAGACTTAATGATTGGCATAGGCGCTGAATACAAAGGCAAAGCAGCGTTTAATAAAGCCAACAAGGATGTTCTAGGTTTAGGCAAAGGTGTAAAACAATTAGCCTCAGCTTATATTGGCTTACAAGGCGCACAAAAGGCTTTCCGTTATGGCCAGCAATCGCTAAAGGCGTTTATCGAAGATGACAAGGCAGCCAGACAACTAGCACAGACTGTAGGTAACCTAGGGTTAGCCTATGAAGCCACAAACGTGGAAAACTTTATCCAAGGACTAGAAAGAACTTACGCAGTCGCAGATGACCTTCTACGCCCTGCAATGGCTAAGTTAATTCAGGTTACACAGTCTTATACCAAGTCTAAAGAGATTATGACTACTGCCCTTAACGCAGCAGCAGGGGCAGGCGTTGACTTAGGCACAGCAGTTCAAGACTTATCACAGGCGTATGTAGGCAACCTTAGAGGGTTAAGAAAATACAATTTAGGACTTACCCAAGCTGAATTAGCCACAAAGTCATTCCAAGAGATTCAAAATCTATTAAACAAGACCTTTACCGGACAGGCTTCCCTAGCAGCTGAGACCTATGCAGGCAAGATGGCTGCCCTTACTATTGCGTCAAACAACGCCAAAGAAATTATTGGCAAAGGCTTAGTAGATGCTATTTCCTCAGCCTTTGGTGGTGGCGATATTGACAAAGCCACAATGCAGATTGAAAGCATGGCAAAAGCCGTGTCAGATATTGTTGCTGGCTTAGGCACTATGACTGGCTGGTATAGCAAGTTATTTAGAATTACCAGCGGTCTAGGTTTGTTTGATGCATTAGCAGGCAAGCGCAATGAACTAAAGGTAAAAGACACACCTTACGATCCAATGTCCGGCAATATGCCAGATATGTCTCCACAAGCCCTTAAGAACATCATGGCACGCCAGAAGGCTGACAGAGAAGCCGCCAAGCGTCAAAAGGAATTGGCTGCCCTAGCAGGCAAACAAACTAAGGCAATCAAAGAACAGACAGCCCTAGCAAAGGCCAAAGCAGTCTTAGACAAAGCCAATGCAGTATTCAACCTAGATTTGATTCAGAACACAGCTGCACTACAAGGCAAGATAACCGAAGAGGAAAGCCTACGCCTAAGACTCCAACGTGAGATTCTTTTAGGCAATTCTGATGCTGCTGCTAAGTTATCCCAAGAACTTCTATCAGTTCAACTAGCTGCAATGATGGCTGCAAGTGTTGATCCGTTTGGTAATTACGCTAAGTCGGCTATGGAAGCAATGCGAGCCTTACAACAACTTCGCAGCGGCCTAGCAACCTTAGGCACTCCAAGCGTGGTTAGCCCTGAGCAACTATTAGCCCAAGATTATGCTGCTGCCCTGGCAGATGCAGTCAACCCTGAATTTGCCATGCTTGATGGCTTAGGCGGCTACCAGGATGCCTTTGCTCGACCTAATACCGCTAATTCATATCAAAACGTGGTTATCTCTATTGACCCAAGTGCAGCGGCTTACGGCATATCGGCAGCCGTAATAGCCAACGCAGCTAACGGTAACTCCAATAACTTCCAGAGAACAGGCACAGGCTTCTAGTGTCTTATCCCGTAACTGTTGGAGTTAGTTTTGACTTTAGTTCTGGCCCGGTATTCGGAATCGCGTTCACGATTGGTGATCCTGATAACGGTATTTTAGGTGTAAACGTATTAGCCGATGCTGCATCTGACGTGGTTGATATATCCAACCAAGTAGGCAAGATAAGCATTAGACGCGGTTACAATCTATTGCAAGACCAATTCCAGGCTGGCACAGCAACCATAAGAGTTTATGATCCAACAGGCGCGTGGAATCCTCAGAACCCTGCTTCACCTTATTTTGGCAAACTAATTCCTTTACGCAAGATGCGCGTTACAGGTAATGGCGTATATCTATTCTCAGGCTATACAACAGCCTATAACTATACTTATCCTAAAGACCAGGAAATTGGCTTTGTTGATATTGAGTGCAGCGATGCTTTCCGTTTGTTCAACATGGCTAACATTACAAGCGTTACAGGCAGTTCAGCAGGACAAACCACTGGCGCACGCATAGATGACATTTTGGATACCGTCTCTTGGCCAGCATCCATGCGCGATGTAAATACCGGAGATTCCTTAGTTCAGGCAGACCCAGGCTCAGCTCGCACTTCTCTAGCGGCCATTAAGAATGTTGAATTCTCAGAGCAAGGCGCGTTTTATATAAGCCCAGGCGGTAACGCAGTATTTGATGAGCGCAGTTTCATTATTTCTAAATCTGGTCAAAACCCTACAACCTTTGCCAACAATGGCACAGGCATAGGCTACAAGAACATAGTCTTTGCTTTTGATGACAAGTTGATTATCAACCAGGCTTCTATCACACGCACAGGTGGCACAGCCCAGACTGCTACTAATGCTGACTCAATCGCCAAGTATTTCCCACACTCAGTTAACTACACAGACCTAGTAGTCCAGACCGATGCCGAGGCATTAAACATAGCCCGAACCTATGTAGCGACACGGGCAGAGACCACCATTCGCATAGACGCTTTGACCCTTGATTTAAACACTCCAAACTATTCAGCAGGAGTCTCAGCAGCTCTAAACCTCGATTTCTTCGATACCCTGAGTATTCTCAACGTGGCGCAAGATGGCACTACTATTCAAAAGACTTTGCAATGTATGGGCATCCAGCATGAAATAACAGTAAACAGTTGGAATACAACCTTTACAACGTCAGAACCAATAGTGGATGGTTTCATCATAGGCAGTTCTTTATACGGTATAATCGGCACGTCAGTAATGACTTATTAAGGAGTAACAAATGGCTCAGGGGTTTCCAGCTTCAACCGGCGATGTGCTTTCGGCGGCAATGTTTAATGGTCTAGTAACTTTTACCGTTGATGCAGATCAGACTAATGACTACACAGCGGTTCTTGATGATGCTTATCAAACTTTAGTGCCTATGAATAAAGGCACAGCCGTAGCGTTTAAGTTACCAACAAACGCATCAGTAGCCTTCCCAGTAGGAACAGCCATCACAGTATTGAACAAAGGTGCAGGAACTTGCACAATTAGCGCAGTAACTCCTGGCACAACAACAGTTTTATCTTCAGGCGCAACAGCGGCATCTCCTACTCTTGCACAATACAGAACTGCGGTTTGTATTAAGACTGCAACCGATACCTGGTATGTAACAGGTGGCGTTGCGTAATGATTGGTAATGCCCTAGCAGGGTTTATAGATGTTTTTAAACTTCCACCAATAACCATGGATTGTTTAGTTGTTGGCGCAGGTGGTGGTGGTTCTTCACAAAATGGCGGCGGCGGTGCAGGCGGTTTTAGAACTGCTACTGCATTTAGCCCATCAAGTTCATTTACAGTAACCGTTGGCGCAGGCGGCACAGGAAATAAAGAAACAAATGGTGGTAGTGGAAACGCTTCAGTATTTGACACAATATCATCAGCAGGCGGCGGCGGCGGTGGTAATCAAGTTGCAGGATTAAATGGCGGTTCTGGTGGTGGTGGTGGTTACGGTGTTGGAACATCTGGCAGCGCAGGTGGTTCAGGTAATACTCCATCTACTTCTCCATCACAAGGTAATAATGGTGGAACTGGTTTAACTAATACTTCTGGAGATTTAGTATTTATGGGTGGTGGCGGCGGCGGTGCTGGCGCAACAGGTGGTAGTGCATTTAGCAAAACAACTGGTTCTGGTGGTAACGGTTCATCATCTTCAATTTCAGGATCATCAGTAACTTATGCTGGTGGTGGTTCAGGTGGCGGTTCAAGCGGTGGGGTTTATGGAACAGGTTACACAGTTGGTGCCGCTGGCACCGGCGGTGGTGGAACTGGTTCAGTAACAAGTTCTACCGCTGGAACAAACGGTGGAACTAATCTTGGCGGTGGTGGCGGTGCAGGTGGTTATTCATCCGGCGCAGCTGATTATTCTGCATCTGGTAACGGCGGTTCTGGAATTGTCATTATCAAATATGCGGATACCTACCCAGATTTAACTTCTATCGGTGGTGGACTTACCTACACAAAGACCACACCAACAGGTTTTAAGGTTTATACCTTTACTGCTGGAACTGGAACGGTAACAATCTAATGGCTCATTACGCATTTATTACAGATGGCATAGTTACCGAAGTGATTGTAGGTAAAGATGAAACTGAACTTATTGAAGGTTTAGATACTGAAACTTGGTATGGAAACTTCCGTGGTCAGGTATGCAAGCGCACTTCATATAATGGCAATATCCGCAAGAATTATGCAGGTGTTGGCTATACCTATGACGAAACCCGTGATGCTTTTATCGCACCAGAACCAGATAACGCTATTGGATTTGATGAAGAAACGTGTCGCTGGATTGTTCCCCTACCGGAGTTGCCAAGTGAAACCTCGCCTGAGTAAAAGCGCAATTCAACTGCGCGAACAAATAGATGACACGTATCCGAACCGCGACCGTAGAACTGACGGTTGGATTGGAGACGCTAAGCATGACAGTAAATCAGACCATACGCCTGATGCTGCTGGGTGGGTTCGTGCCCTTGACATTGACTCAGACCTCACAAAGCACAAGTCTGAAAGTATCTACTTGGCAGATCAGATTCGTGCATTTGCGAAGTCTGACCCTGCTAAACGAATTTCTTACGTCATACACAATAAGAAGATTGCTAGTCGAATCCTTAACTGGAAATGGCGCAAATACACTGGAATTAACCCACACACCAGCCATATCCATATCTCGTTCAATAAGGGTAAAGCTGACACAGATGGTTCTTTTTTTGAAATACCTATGCTAGGGGGCACACAATGAAACATCCACTATTCCTAACCGCAGGTGCTTTCCTGTCTGCTTGGGCAGCTAGTAACTTTGCACTTGATTATCGCGCTGTGCTTTGGGCTGTCCTTGCCGGTGTCTTTGGATATGCGACCCCTAAAAAATGACAATTTCCAGCACTCAATACACTCTTACAACTACACGATCTATTATCGTGGCCAATGACCAAGCAGCTGAGGAAGTTCACATACACGCCACTTCCGGTTCTTTTTATATCGGTGGGGCTGACTTAACAACAGCCAACGGCTATCTTGTAGATCATAAAGACAAAGTTGTGCTTCAGAACCACGGTAACGCCGTCTATGGAATTACTGCATCAGGCACAGAGACCGCAGCTGTGTTGGTAATCCAGAAATGACACAACAAGATTTCTTCACGCTATACATAGCAACAGTCTCCATCATCGGTGGACTATCTGGCTATGTCATTACTCATCTATTGGGTGAAATTAAGAGACTCAATACGCGTGTCGATGAGATTTACAACATACTCCTAGAGCGATAATTTAACTATGGCACGCAAAGTTAAAGTTCAAGATGATACATACTCACCACTAGAGATGTATTGCATCGGGCTGAACGAATACTATAAGGCTTTGCGCAAGGCTGGATTTACTGTTGATATAGCCATGGCAATGATTATGGACAAGGCCAGTTACCCAGACTGGCTACTTCCAACGCCTATTGACTTTGACCCAGACAATCCGAACTTCACTCCATATGAGGATGACGAGGACTAACCTTGAAAATCGTAGTGATAAGTGATCTACAAGTTCCCTTTCACAACCCCAAAGCAGTAGCCAACGTAGCCAAGTTTATTAAGAAGTTCAGACCAGATGAGGTTCTTTGTGTCGGTGATGAGATTGACTTTCAAACGATTAGCCGCTGGAGTTCAGGCTTTGACGAACACTCCAAGACTATTGGCAAAGACCGAGACATGTGTGTCGATGTCATGTATGACTTGCAAATCACACAGCTCTCACGATCTAACCACGGAGCGCGGCTCTTTAACTCCATTTCTACTCGACTGCCTGGACTGATAGGCGCACCTGAGTTAGAGATAGAGAACTTTCTTAGACTGCCAGAGTTGGGCATTAAGTATCACAAGAAACCTTACGAGATTCCAGGCACAAACTGGATTATGGTGCATGGCGATGAGCAGAGCACAAAGCCACAAGGGGGTTTAACAGCCCTAGAAGCCGCTAAGAGACACGGAAAGAGCGTAGTCTGTGGACATACACACAGACAAGGAATATCGTCTTATACGCAATCCTCAGGCGGTTTAGAGGTATCTAGATTAACAGGCTTTGAAGTAGGCCATATGATGGACACACGTCAGGCTTATTACACCAAAGGCACGTTTAACTGGCAGGCAGGCTTTGGCGTTATCTACACAGATCGTAAGCGTGTGTTGCCTATTGCCGTGCCCATCGAGAAGGATGGCTCATTCCAATTTGAGGGTAAAGTCTATGGATGACCCTTGCTGTGGCGAGGAATGGCTTGGATATGACGAAGATTTTGTTATCAAATCGTTATCAAAATATGCCATTATGAGGTTGAAATAGCCTGAATTAAGTGCGACCCTTTAGGTGTTGGCGAAGCACAGTAGCTGACATAAAGGGGCTACAAAATGGACTTAACAGCACTTAAAAGAAATGATTATTGGTGTGGCTTTTGCTGCCTACCAATGGGCGAGACACACTGCTTCGGTTGTGGCCGATATGACGGCGCAATGACCTACACCGAATACATGGAATTTCTATCAGTAACAGGTCAACTATGATAGACCTAACTTACTTTGAAGCCGTCGGACTATTGGCAATGACTCCGGGCGTTGTGTTTATCGCCTACTGGAAAGGCCACGCAAGAGGTAAGCGAGAAGGCTGGCACGCTGGCCGTTCACTGATGCGTGTTCCGGTTCGCAATGATCGCTAATGAACTCCTTACTGAAAGCACCAGACTGCTCTATGACCGAGGTTTGCAGTATGGAGACCCAACTGCTAATCACATACGAATCGCGCAGCTATGGAGTGCGTATCTCAATCGTGGAATCGAACCTCACGAAGTTGCGATATGTATGGCACTCGTCAAAATCTCGCGTTTGTCTGAGCAAGCAACGCATCACGATTCATACGCAGACGCTATCTCATACATGGCGATTGCAGGACATATCGCACTTACCGACTTCGACAACGATCTTGATGCTTACTAAAGCAAAGCACGGAGTTTGGTGCGATTACTGCAAAAGCAGATTTGGCATACACAACCCCAAAGGCACAACACAAGCTGCTTGGACAGTTACAAGCGAACTACCAAAGAGCCACGGGCGCAAGCGTTCTTACTGTAATGACTGCGCAATAGATGTATCTAAGTGGGCTGATGGCTCATACTTCTCATTAGATCAACAGATAGAGTATGCAAAGACCAATGGCAACACTACACAAGGAGTATTAAATGGCTTTTAATCTAGACAATTACGAGACAGTGGAAGTTCGCCTGGAGAAGTTTATTAAGGACTTTCCAGACTTCCGCATAGACACAGAACTGGAGAGTTTTGCGAATGATAGATTTATTGTTAAAGCATATATATATCGGACTTTTGCGGATGGTGTCGCGTTCGCAACAGGATACGCTGAGGAGAAGATTACTGATCGCGGCGTTAATGCAACTAGCGCATTGGAGAATTGTGAGACTAGCGCTATCGGTCGAGCGCTTGCAAACGCAGGTTATGCAGCTAAAGGTAAAAGACCTAGCCGCGAAGAAATGGGAAAAGTCGCTAGAGTAAAGAATGACTTGGCCAGTGAGACTATTGCCAATGCACCACTAGCAATTAACAACACTTGGGATGAGTTTGTAGGTAAAGAACCAACACCAGAGCCAACAACATTAAGCGAAGCAGCTGAAATGGTGCAGCAAGCCTTTGGTGAAGCAGAGCCAATTCCAACATGTTCACACGGCACACGAACAATTAAGCAAGGCGTTAGTGCAGCAGGTAAGCCGTGGCAAGGTGCTTTGTGCGAAGTTCGTGGTGCATCAAAGGGCGAACGATGCCCAGCAATTTGGTATGTGATGTCAAAAGAAACAGGAAAGTGGCGATTACCGGAAGGAGTTGAATAAATGGGTTATGCTGAAATAGTCAGACCAGATGGCACAGTCGAATTCTACGGCGATGTGCCAATGCTAGTCTGCCAGATGTGCAACAACATTCCAGATCAGGATGAAGGCGTTTGGACAGTTAGTCTATCACCGCTGCAATGGCAATGCGAGAAATGCCATACCGTCAATGGCTAATCACCGCAAGCACAGGGGCTACAAAACACAGCGTGTAGTAGCTGACTGGTTGAAGCAATGGTATCCCTACGCTGAATCTACTGGTGCAGGTAGGCAAGGCGAAGATATAACTGGGATACCATTCTCAATCGAAATTAAAGCACGCTCAGACTTTCAGCCATTAGCCTGGATAAAACAAGCTGAAACTAATAAAGGTGGTAAACTAGCCTTTGTAGTTAGCCGCTGTAATGGACAGGGCGAAAACGCTGAGGAGTATTTAGCCTTCATGCGGCTTGGTGATCTAATGAAGATACTCCAAGACCGCGCACCCAACAATGAACCAACCAGATGCCTACAATGTGGTGGTTGGATGATTCAAAACACAATCTGCCACACTTGCCAACAAGGGGGAATAAGCCTTGCCTAATTACGATTACGGGTGCGATACCTGCAACGCAATCTATGAAACCACCGATAACCCAGAGTCTATTAGATGTAGCTGTGGGGGCACTATGACACGGATTTGGACTGCACCAGCAGTTGTATTTCGTGGGAAAGGCTTTTACAAGACCGATAACCGTTAAGCGAATTGTCTCAATATATGAGATGACACGCCGATAGGAGACGCTCAAATGTTTAATCAACTTGACAAGGCCATTACACTTAACTTGCTAAAGTGCTTCAGGCACTTCGCGCAAGCCGCAGCGCGGATAGCTTGCGCAGTAGTAAGTGTTGTGGGGATACTATTCATTAGCGCGGCTAATGCCGTAGCACCAATACATGATGGTATGCAACTACAACAAACACCTAAACAATATGCAAAAGCCAATCTTCCATTACATGAATATAAATGCGCTTTAGAGCTATATACCAAAGAAAGTAACTGGAGACCAGAGGCTAAGAATGGTAGCCACTATGGAATACCACAAGGTAGGTCTATATATTTAAAGACTGCTGATCCAATAGAGCAGGTTAAGTGGGGAATCAAATACAGCAATGCACGTTACGGTAGTATGTGCAAAGCATTACAACACTTCAAAGCAAGGAACTGGCACTAATGGGTAGTAAGCATCTGGGTAGTGGCAAGTGGAAAACCCAACGACTCATAGTATTGAAGCGAGACTGCTATACGTGTGCGTATTGTGGTGAGCCAGCCAATGAAGTAGATCATATACAACCACGCGTGTTAGGTGGAACTGATGACCTCGACAATCTAGTAGCTGCATGCCGTAGATGCAACGCAATGAAAGGCAAGCGTAGTGAGGCTCTTTTTTTAGGGCAATCTTCTAC